GTGGTTTCAACTGCAACGGCAGCGGTCCATGGGAACACCCTCTCATATGCGGTCCGCACCCAGGATGGGATGTCTGGCGCGCCGGTATGTGACAAGTATGGTCGTGTGCTGGCAGTCCATCAAACGCACACTGGGTACACAGGAGGCGCTGTTATAATAGATCCAGCAGACTTCCACCCAATTAAGGCTCCATCTCAGGTGGAATTACTCAAGGAGGAGATAGAGCGACTAAAAGCTCAGTTAAACACTGCCACTGAGAATGTAACGCCCACCGTTGTATCACAACCAGTTGCCACATTAGAGCAAAAGAGTGTTAATGAGAACGATGTGGTTGAACTTGTTAGGACTGCAATGGAGCGTGAGATGAGGGTGTTGCGTGATGAGATCAACAAGATTCTAACACCTTTTTTACAGAAGAAGAAAGGGAAAACCAAGCATGGGAGGGGTAGAGTCAGGCGAAACCTCAGGAAAGGCGTAAAGCTTTTAACCGAGGAGGAGTATCGTGAGCTCCTAGAGAAAGGTCTTGACCGTGAAACATTCCTTGATCTCATAGACCGCATAATAGGAGAGAGATCTGGCTACCCCGACTATGATGATGAGGAATATTATGATGATGATGATGATGGCTGGGGCATGGTTGGTGATGATGTGGAGTTTGACTACACTGAAGTGATTAATTTCGATCAAGCAAAACCAGTGCCAGCCCCACGCACACTAAAACCAAAATCTGTTTCTGAACCTGCAGTTGATGAACAACCACTTGATTTAACCCAAAAGCAAGGAAAACAGATTGAACAAGAGCAACAATCAATTAAATCTTCAAAACCCCAAAAGAACGAGCCTCAACCGTATTCACAAACATACGGTAAAGCACCTGTTTGGGAGTCTTATGATTTTGATTGGGATGAAGATGATGCAAAATTTATCTTACCAGCACCACATCGGCTGACAAAAGCAGATGAAATTGTGCTTGGCTCAAAAATTGTAAAACTTAGAACAATTATTGAAACAGCCATGAAAACACAAAACTATAGTGCCTTACCTGAGGCCGTTTTTGAACTTGACAAAGCAGCTTATGAAGCTGGTTTGGAAGGGTTTCTCCAGAGGGTCAAGTCAAAGAATAAGGCTCCAAAAAACTACAAAGGGCCCCAGAAGATCAGGGGGCCCAAAACTACCACTCATTAGATGCTTGGCAGCTATTATTGGAGGCCCCACGAGAGCGGAAGTGCGTACCTACTAACTTCCCACTGGTTGGCCACCTACCCATCAATAGACCTATTTATGATGACAAGAAGCCCAGAGATGACTTATTAGGATTATTACCAGAACCAACTTGGCATGCTTTTGAGGAGTATGGGCCTACTACATGGGGCCCGCAGGCTTTTGTCAAGTCTTTTGAAAAATTCTTCTATGCTGAACCAACTGATTTCTTCTCAGAATATCCACGATTATGTGCTTTTGCTGATTGGGCTACATATCGTGAGTTTAGATACTTGGAGGATACTAGAGTTATACATATAACTGCAACTGAGAAGAACACTGATTCTACACCGGCATACCCCAAAATGAACTACTTTGATACTGAAGAAGAATATCTGGAAGCACATGGATGGGCCCCATATATTAGGGAATTCACTAGAGTCTTTAAGGGCGATAAGCCTGAAGTGCTGTGGTATTTGTTCCTCAAGAAGGAAATCATAAAAGAGGAAAAAATCAAAAATTCTGATATCCGGCAAATAGTATGTGCCGACCCTATATACACCAGGATAGGGGCTTGCTTAGAAGCACATCAGAATGCACTGATGAAACAGCACACTGAGACATCTGTTGGTCAATGCGGGTGGTCACCAATGTAAGGCGGCTTTAAGAAAACAATGCAGCGCCTTGTTAATAGAGGTAATAAATACTTCATTGAATTTGACTGGACCCGCTACGATGGTACTATACCACCTGCCCTATTTAGGCACATTAAAGAGATTAGATGGAATTTCATAAACAAAGACCAACGTGAAAAATACAGACATGTGCATGAATGGTATGTTGATAACCTCCTCAATCGTCATGTTTTATTACCATCTGGTGAGGTAACTGTGCAAACACGGGGAAACCCGTCTGGACAATTTTCAACAACTATGGACAACAACATGGTTAATTTCTGGTTACAAGCTTTTGAGTTTGCCTATTTTAATGGGCCGAACAAGGATCTCTGGAAGACTTATGACACTGTAGTCTATGGGGATGATAGGCTCTCCACCACACCTTCAGTGCCAGACAATTATGAAGAAAGAGTAATTGCTATGTATAGAGACATCTTTGGCATGTGGGTTAAACCTGGCAAAGTCATCTGTAGAGAGAGCATAGTTGGCCTATCTTTTTGTGGCTTTACAGTTAATCCAGACCTTGAGCCTGTGCCAACATCACCAGAAAAACTGATGGCATCTCTCCTCAAACCATACAAAGTTCTACCTGACCTAGAATCACTCCATGGGAAGCTCCTATGCTACCAGTTGCTCGCTGCATTTATGGCAGAAGATCACCCTTTTAAGGTGTATGTAGAACACTGCCTGTCTCGGACTGCTAAGCAGCTTCGTGAGTCTGGACTACCTGCCAGACTCACAGAAGAGCAACTCCATCGCATTTGGAGGGGAGGACCAAAGAAGTGTGATGGCTAGCAAGTCTGACAAGCAAGTTACTGTTGAGGTCAATAATAATGGCCGGAACAGGAGCAAGTCTAGAGCCCGATCCCAATCTAGAGGTCGAGGTAGATCTGTTAAAATCACAGTCAACTCTCAGAATAAAGGAAGAAGACAAAACGGACGCAACAAATATCAGTCTACTCAACGTGTCCGTAAAATTGTCAATAAACAACTCAGGAAACAGGGTGTCACAGGACCAAAACCTGCAATATGCCAGAGAGCCACTGCAACACTTGGGACAATTGGGTCAAACACAACAGGAGCAACAGAGATTGAGGCGTGTATACTCCTTAATCCCGTCCTGGTTAAGGACGCTACTGGGAGTACTCAGTTTGGGCCAGTGCAGGCGCTAGGCGCCCAGTATTCGATGTGGAAACTAAAATATTTAAATGTTAAATTGACTTCCATGGTGGGCGCTTCAGCTGTCAATGGGACTGTACTCCGTATCTCGCTCAATCCTACATCCACTCCATCATCAACTAGTTGGTCTGGTCTTGGTGCCCGTAAGCACATGGATGTAACAGTTGGAAGGAATGCAGTCTTTAAACTTAGACCATCAGATCTTGGGGGGCCCAGGGATGGCTGGTGGCTCACCAACACTAATGACAATGCTTCCGACACATTAGGTCCATCTATTGAAATTCACACCCTTGGTAAAACCATGTCTTCATATAAAAATGAGCAATTCACAGGTGGGCTATTTCTTGTCGAGCTTGCGTCAGAATGGTGTTTCACTGGCTATGCAGCTAATCCAAATTTGGTTAATTTGGTCAAATCCACTGACCATGAGGTGAATGTCACCTTTGAGGGCTCAAAGGGCACGCCCCTAATAATGAATGTTCCAGAGCATAGCCACTTTGCAAGGATGGCTGAACAACATTCTTCCATCTCAACAACATTCTCAAGAGCTGGAGGAGATGCAACATCCGATACTGTCTGGCAGGTACTGAATACAGCAGTCTCAGCAGCAGAGCTTGTAACACCACCACCGTTCAATTGGCTTATAAAGGGTGGTTGGTGGTTTGTAAAATTGATTGCAGGTAGGACTAGAACTGGTACCAAGCAATTTTATGTTTACCCAAGTTATCAGGATGCTTTATCAAATAAACCAGCCCTTTGCACTGGTGGAGTCACAGGTGGTGGCCAACGCACCACACCAGTAACAACTCTACAGTTCACTCAAATGAACCAGCCAAGTCTTGGCCATGGTGAGCAAACTGCTACCATTGGCCGTATTGTGCAAGATCCAAGTGGGGAACTGCGTGTGCTGCTAACTGTTGGTTCAATCATGAGCCCGAACTCAGCTGACAGACAAGTTTGGCTGAACAAGACTCTGACAGCGCCAGGAACAAGCCCAAATGACAATCTTGTGAAGATAGCCCATGACCTGGGTCACTATTTGGTCATGCAAGGGTTCATGCATATAAAGACAGTAGAGTGGTTTACTCCTGATTTCCAACCTTCGCGTGACCCAACTCCTATTGCTGGCATGTCAGTGATGGTTAACATAACAAAGAAGGCTGATGTCTACTTTATGAGGCAGTTCAAAAATTCTCACACCAACAACCGCCATCAAATAACAAGTATCTTTCTAGTTAAACCATTGGCAGATTTTGATGTGCAAAGTTACATGAGCTACTTTAAAAGAGAGTCACATGATAATAATGATGGAGTTGCCAATCTTACAGTGAGAAGTATGACTAGCCCGAAGACTGTCAGGTTCCAAGCTGGAGAATGGTATTTGCTAACAAGTACCACAATTAAGGAGAACAATCTACCAGAGGGCTGGGTTTGGGACAGGGTGGAGCTTAAGAGCGACACACCATATTATGCTGATCAGGCATTGGCATATTTCATAACACCACCCCCAGTGGACTCTCAAATCTTATTTGAAGGTATCACCACATTGCCCAGGATCTCATCTCCGCCTGACAATCCCAGTGGGCGATATATGGAAAACCAGCAACAGGACTTTGACACTTCTGATGATGAAGATGATTGTGAGACAGAGTATGTTTCAGAAGAGACAGAAACTGAGGATGAGGAAGATGAGGACGAAGACGATGAAGCGGACAGGTTTGATCTCCACAGTTCCTATGGTTCTGAACCTGAGGACTCAGATGAGAACAACCGTGTAACCCTCCTCTCTACACTCATAAACCAGGGAATGACAGTGGAACGCGCAACAAGGATAACTAAGCGCGCTTTCCCAACCTGCGCCGAGAAAACAAAGCGCAGTGTATACATGGACCTGCTTGCCTCCGGCGCATCGCCGAGCAGTGCATGGTCAAACGCGTGTGAAGAAGCACGCAATGTGGGCAGCAATCAGCTGACCAAACTTTCTGGAGACCGCGGCCACGCCGAGTAGGATCGAGGGTACAG